ATACAAGTTGGTATGGGTTTGAATTTGATAAGAATTTTTATAGAACGGCTGATACATTAACCACATTAACCGAAAATCGAGTTTCAGCTTATCCATATATTAATAATCTTGATTTTCTTTATGATGAAGCCAGATATTGGACAGTAATTAATCCAACATCTTCGTCTTATATTGATTTGGTTAATTCTTTAGGTAAAACTTTGGATTTTTCAAATATAGGTATTTTATTAAATAGTGCAGCATTATCTTCTATAAATTATAATCCAACTACAAATATTTTAACATTAAGTACATTTAGTTTGTCCGCTGGTAATAATTTCAATGCAATACAAACAACAGGAGGTATCGTCATAAACGATAATTCTGCTATATCCAATGTTTCATTTATTGGTAGTGTTAGTGCTACAACAGCAAGAAATTTAAATGATGTTGCAATAGATGGTACTTTAACATACAATACAAATTCTACTTCTGTAATAACATATACAAATTGTAATATTAAAAAAGTAGAAAATAATGGATCGGGTATAATTACACTTAATAGATCAAATACTGTTGTTACTGAAGCAGGGAGAAACATAGTTTTATTAGACAATCCAACATATATAAATATAAGCAATCTTAATGGTGGTTATATTGCAATATTTGATAATAACGACATAATAAGATATTATACTAATCAAGATCAAACAATAATTTTACCAAACGGTTCTACTGGAACATGGTCATATAAAATAGGAAAATACAATTATAAAACAATTTCTGGAACATTTAGCGTTGGAAATACAATCAATATCAATCCAATTTATATAAGAGACATTTATGTATACGAGGAATTTGTTAATGTAGCTAGTTCTTATAATATATTTAAGAATGTACAAGAAATATATGATTACTTTTCATATTTTTCTACAACTTCATCTGGATTATCTTTTTCTAATTTATATTCTTATAGAAATGCATTAGATTTACTTGATAATGCTTTAATAATAGATGTAAACGCATCTCCGGTTTTTTCTTATGATAATAATATTGTTAAAATTAAATCATCCAATTTAGAATCGGGTGCTATTATTAAAACGATAGAAACAACTAATAACATATATTTGTCTGGAAATAGTTCACTTTCTGCTTTAAAAGTAATTTCACCTTTTTCATATTATGAATCAGTACAAGATTTAAATAATCTAAATGTTGAAGGTACTATTGTATATGATATTGATACACCTACAAGTATCACATATAAAAATTGTATTGTTAATAGAGTTATTAATACTGGAGATGGAATGATTACTATAACTAGAATAAATTCTACTATAACCGATGAAAGTGATGCTGAAGTTGAAACCGTTGTTCCTATTTCTATAAACATTAATGTAGATTCTTCTACATATTTTGCAATATATAGACCAAATGGTACTAGATATCGATATGGAAGTGGTAATACTACTATTTTATTGGGTGGAGATGCTGTTACTGGTGAGTGGTCATATAAAATTGCAAAATATGGATATGAGTTTTATGATGGAACATTCTTAATTGATAGAGATATATCATCTGTAACAAACATAACACCTACTTTATTGATAGATTCATCAATTACTGAATCCGATATTAACACTGTTATCACCTATACTGATCTTAATACTACGAGAAAAATATATGATTACTTATCATATTATAAAACTACTGAAAATGGTATAGGCTATGGTACTTTCGTAACTCGCGCTATAGGTTCTATTATTTTAACAAAAGGATTAACACTTGATAGTGAAGCTTCTTCTATTGCAAGTATTGATTCAGATATTTTAACAGTAAAATCTTCTGGATTGAATGAAGAAATAACAATTTATACTTCTGGTGATTTTACACTATTGAATGATAGTAGTATAAGTGAAGACGTAAAAATAAGAGCCAATAACATTGATAGTGAATTAATTGTTATTGGTATAACAGAACTTGTATTATATCCATCATTAAATGCAAGAGATACTAATACAAGTAGAGGACCAGTTATAACAGGTAATATTTTTAGATTTAAATATGGTTCTACGATAGATGGTGTGTTGATGCAAGGAACATTATATGTTAGAGCCGATGTGGGAGCTATATTATTAAATGAATTTTTAATAAATATAGGAAACAACGTTGTAGATCTAGGAACTTTCGGTCAAATACAAAGAGTTTTATTTAATCAAAATATTATAAATGATGGTATTAAAAAATCAAGTAGATTGATTCCACATAGTACTGATTTATAATATTACCAACCACCCGTATAAATTCCATTATTACTAAAGTTTTTCCAATTTTTTACTGGTTGTACCAGATCTTTTCCGAGTCTCTGAGAAGCAAAGCGAAGTATACGAAGGTTTGGCCAAGCCTGATAACGAACCTTAATAATCTCATCCAATGCTTCTTGTGGACTTTTACCTTGCATAACCCAAGCAATAATTCCTATTGCTGTGGACCTCGACACGCCAGCAAAGCAATTAACACCAAGATTATAAACTTTATCAGACTCCACAATTGGTTGTAAAAAAGATATAATATTATTGACATGTTGTTCTTGTGGTCCTTGTTCTTCTAAATTTTTTTGAATATATGGATCATTGTCTTCATCAGACCAGTCATAAAAATACTGAGCAAAATGTGGAATTCCTCTAGATGCAAAGTTTTTCTTGATCATTCGAATTTTGTTTTTATCTGCTTCATCTACAGCAGAAATCCAAACATTTTGAAGACATTCTTTAAAAGAAGTAGAAACTGCCGTAGAAAGGTCAGTGATTATAACACTGTTAATCATTAAAACCTATTCAAAAACTGATTCAAATCCCATGTATAAATCCCATGATCACCATTATCTAATATAGGACAGGTTTTACCTCTCATAAAATTATCCCAATCATTGTGTAGATTATTTGGCAAATTAAAAAGAACTTCACTTTCTTTAATTGCTTTACCTTGTAAAGATAAAGTTTCCAAAACATTCATCCAATTTTTCATCTTATTAAAAATAAAGCTCTATCAGTTTCTTGAATTGTTTCTTTGTATCCCGAAATGATATCATTTAAATAACTCTTATTAACTACCATAGGTTTACCATGATTAGTAACAATTATGTTTTTATTATATTCTAGATCTGTAACTATATAACCATATCCATCCATTTCCCATTCATGATGTAAAATTTTAAACTTGGAAATAATTTTACCGAAATCTTTTTCTATTTTTTGTTCAACTGGGTTTGAATAAATTGTGTCATCAAAAGAACTAATTATATCAGGATAAGGTGGGTAATATTCTGGAAGATCAGAAGACTCTACATAATTAAGATTTTGAATACTATCATCCACAATAGAACTTAAATTTACCGTAATTGTATCTAAAGGATTTTTCTGCAATTCAGAAGAGTCCCAATAATGACCAGTATAAGAATTATATGGTGGGTAGTTATTTAAATAACTAGACGTATCGTTTAATTTGTTTTTAGCTTTAAGAAGTTTTACTTCTAATTCTAGTTCTTCTACTCGTTGTTCAAGGTATTTCATAAAAATCTCCTAAATTATAACTTACCCATGTGTTTTTGTCAACTAAAATTTCGGTTAAACCTTCTAATTCGTCCTCTACATAAAACGAATAACGTTTAAAAAACCAAAACCCCCAAACGTCTTTGTGATATATTTTCATTTATATTGTTCAAGACCTTTCTCTAAAAGATCTGAAATAACTTGATTAATTGAAACGTCTTTATCACAAGATTCTTGTATAAGAAATTCTAATAGTTCTCTGTCAAGCTCGGATAAATTAATGTCAACTGTGGCAAATTTTTCAAGTAAAATTCCCGCATCAGTTTCTTTGATAGAAAACTTGTCGCCTTGTTTAATGTTGAGTTGAGCTAGTTCATCTTCGGTGAATTTAACACATACGTCTCCTGTTGGTTCTATAGTTTTTTTAATCATATAATTTTTTCTAGTAAATCTTTTTCGTTACAAATAAAGTTGCAATCAGTCCAATCTCTAGATTGAACACTATCTTCGTATTTGTCATCTAGCAATGTATACATCGTCTTAAATCCTTTTTTTGCATCGTTACTCAATTTAGATTTTAAAAGAACCAAAACATCTTCTATATCCTTATCATCCAAATCAAATTTCAACATACTACCATCATACTTTGATCCATAATTAAAATTAATTATTAACTCTACATGAGGATGAAAATCCCCAAAACATTTTCCAGAGAAATCTGAATAATAAGTTGCTTCTTCTTGTTGTGCGGGTTTAGTTATTTTTTTCATTTAGATGTTCTTTTACTGTTTCCCAAAGTGATTCGATATTGTGGCAAATTTCTTTACCATCTACATCAAATGCTTGTAGAGGTTCTTTACCACCAAAACTAGGTCTTTCATAAAGATACCAATCAATCCAGTCTTTACCTTCGACTCCAAATACTGTTAGTAATAGAAATCCAAATATTTCATGATAAATTTCATCATAGTCTATTAAATTTATACCTAATTGATACAAAGTATGAGAACGCTCGCTACTCTTTTCTAAGTTTTTAATTAACTTTTCAAATTGTTCGTATTCCATATTAAAATTCTATTTCTAGCGTTGTGAATACACTTGTTTCCTTGATTTCGTTATTAAAACAATCCAGATCAACACTCATGGCATTTGATAAACTAACGATATATTTATGATCTTCGTGTAGTTTAAATTTATATTGAATATTATTCTTAGATGACAGGTTTTCAGAATATTGTTTTAGGTAATTTACATTACCATTAAAGCTTACCTGAGTAAAACCAATATTAACACAACTTAGGAAGATTACAATATATTTCATCGATTCATTTTTCTAATAAAAAACGTATGAAGTTTGCTAAAGAAGTTAGATGTTTTATAGCAAATCATACTCAGCTTATTCAACAACCAAAAATATCCTAAACGTTTTTTTAATTTGTACTTTAAACTGTTTATCTTTTTTTGATGTTCCTCTTCCCATTTATTCATTCTAATCTTTCCACTCTCTTGTTTTTCTGTCTTGGCTAGTTCGATTTTATCTAGCTTTCCATAAACAAAATGAGCATCAAACTCTGCCCAAATATCCTCTTGTTCATTTAAGTTAAAGAGTTCATAAAACCTAATTGTTCCATGATACTCTACCTTTTTAGAATATTCTTTAACGATTTTTTCGTCTTTGACAAAGGTGAACCAGCCTTTTAGTTTTTTTCGTTCCTCTTCTGTATAGTATGTATATACTTTTTCTACTACATCTTCGACTAATTCTCCATCTTGAGTGATTCGATAATTTTCTAAACAATTATCTAAATCTTTAGTCTGAAAAGTTACTTCATTCCACTTTACATTAAGATTTTTAATTTCGTCGTTAAGTGGCAATTCTTTCTCGCATTTGATAGTGTCAAACATTCCCACTAGATTATCCTACCTTTCTATTTGTTTTCATATTGTTCATGATATAATATATTTTGTTGTTGTCAAGTCCAAAAATAATATCTGCGTTTAATAAGTTCGGTTAAAATTTCTGTATCTCGTTTTTCGATCTCTTCTTCGATTCTATTGACATCCTTATATTTTACTTCATAAGGAATACCGTCATCTACCATTTGAAATAATTTTCTTCCATTTTCATCTGTTTTAGGTTCAAACATCTCATCAAAACTTCTGTGCGGAGGATATGCATTTTGTAGATCGATTTCCAGTTGAGGTCTAATTTTAGTTACATATTCATAAGATTCTTCCAACCATTTTGCAAATTCACTATGTTTTTCTGTCGCTTCCCAATCTACAATATCTGCTTTAAATTCTTCTTCATAGAATGCTTTAATAAATTCAAAATTAACAGTCACCACCATTTCGGTAACATCAACCCAAGTACGAGGAATTGCTTTTCTAATACGCTGGTTTTGAGGTTTGAAGATTGGTTTAATCTTATCGTAATACACCATTCTAAAACGATATGGAAGTAAATCCCAAATATCCCAAAAGCCATATTTTTCAAAAATATAACTCCTCACTTTTCCAAATAGTGTTTTATCCTTTTTTGGAAAATCTTTCAAGCAGTGATTTTTAGCTATAAATTTTTCTTCGTTCATTTTTTATTGATCCATTTATTAAATTTTTCAGCAGTATTTTGCAAGTGTTTTTCACAAGCTTTCATGGCAGCATTTTCTGTCTTGTAGAACTTATTAGAAAATCTTGTGATCTCATCATCGGTTTTAGAAAAGTAAGTACCAGCAATATACTCTTCACTCTCTTTCGAAAGATAGTTTTGATCTACTATATACTCCCATCCAATAACAGGAACATCTGCTGAATACCAATAACCTGAGTTATCATCTAACCATTTTCTCTTCCATTTTAGTTTATTTTTCATTTTTTTAAAAATTCAGAAATCATTGCACATAATGCTATGAATAATATTAAGAATAAATTCCAAACAAAACAAATCCATAAAGGAGATAATACCCAAATCCAAGACCATGTTATGTGATTTGTTAATTTTAGTCCTATGAAAAGAACTGCTAGTAGAGTTGTTAATAATTTCATTTTAGGTTCAATAAATAGTCTATATGTTTTTGAAGATTTGTCAAGTCTTCTTCTAAAATTCCGCAAACTTCTAATTTCGCCGTTGGTCCCGAATAACCTTCTCTGTCATGTAATTTTACTTCTGGATAGTATCTTAAATCAAACGTAAAATAATCTTCAAACACTGGCATGAGTGCTTCAAGATGGAGTCTTTTAAATTTTTCATTTTTACTTTTAAATCCGAATTGCCACCATAATGAGGATTCTTCTATATCTGGTTTTTCTTTAGCAACCGACATATCTTTCCAGTTGCCACAATAACGACCATCAGAATACCAAAGGTATTCTAGATTCTCAAAACCATGTTCTTTTAGAACTTCTCTGAAAGAATCTACTTTTTTATTTATTTTGATTAATTCTGGACTCATATGTTTTTTCTAAAAATGTTCTGGCAATTTGTCCCATACTTTTCCAATCTTCGTATGTATCATCACCATCAATAAAGATTTCTTCAATTTTCATTAGTGCATCGATTGCTGCGTCTCGTTGATTGCAAATTTTATTAACTTCCAGCATATTTTCTGTTGCAAGTTTGTCATAATCTTCAAGTGCTACGCATTTTTTTCCATCAGCAAGTTCTATTCTTTGGGGTATGTATATCATTTTGTTTCCTTCCATGTAAAAACCGCCTCTGTATCGTATGGTGTTTTTAGTTTCATTTCCGCAAAACCCCTTTTGATTGTTTCTTTTTTAAGTGGATCAACTGTAAAAATTAAAATTAAAAGCCCAGTTACAATAAATCCTATAAATAACCCGACCAAAAATGGTGATGTTGATTCGTTCATTTTAAAGTTTTTTCTTTTTGTTTCAATATTCTATCCTTTGCCTCTGACCAGAACTTTTGTCTCTCTTCACTATCTTTATCAGCCTTGGGTGTATCTAAAAGTTTCCAGAATGCGTTGTTGATTGCTTGTTGTTGTTTTCTATCTGATAACTCTCCGTTACCAATTCGGTGCATGTAACTCCAAATGTCTGCATTCTCAACTAACTCTTTAATACCCTCATTATTACCAGAAATACAAAACATATTAATCTTGTGTAGGAATGTTTCGTATTGGTCAACTTTTTGTCTGAGTGTAGGTGTCTTCATGTAGTCAATATTAGTGGAATCGTTAGGACAGGGCAAGCTTTTTTACTAATTTGCCACTTTCGTCATACATATAATCTTCAATCATATTACCAACAATTTCTAAAGAGTCAAACTGAATATTAGAAATTTTATGATACCAATCTACAACATAGCAGCAAAGATCATAACTATATATTACTTCTCCCATTATCTCCAAACTTTCCGATCCATATATACCTTTTACCATATCCCCCTCATAAACCTCTTTCATATTCTTGTCCAGAATTCCAAGAAATTGCTGAACCGAACATGAATGTTGAGAAAGCAAACGATCAGGAACAGTAATATTACCAAGTTCAAAATATTCAAACTTCTTCTGAATGTTGTCCCAAATTCTAAATTTTTTATTGTTCATTTATTTTTTTGAATTTTATTAACTAACTTTTTCAGTCCTCGTTTTCCAAGTTTCAGAAAATTTGGATGATTTGCTACTTCGGTTGCTAAGTTTTTACCACCTTTGAGTTTTTTAAGTTCTTTGCTCATGTTGATAATATTAAACAATATTTCTGGAAACGTCAATCTTTTTCTGCATCTTCTCCAAAAATTAATTTTTCCAATCTATCCAAACCTTCTTGATGAACTTCCCATTCTTTTTTAAGACCCAAACAATAGCAAATCTTTTCTGCTAGAGGATAAAGAAAGTCTTGTTCGTATTTCAAATATACATAAAGATAATGAGGCTTTCTAGTCTTGAACAATCTCATTAACCACATGATTATATTTGCAATAAATTCAGAGATTCTGAATAAACCACCTACTATTACAATGCTAACAATTTTTTGTTTGAGTGTCATTTTATTCCTTCCATTTTCCAATAGCTTTTACAAATTCTTCTGCTCTGTGTTTTATAGATATTTTAATACCTTTATTATAAATCTCTAATAGTTTACGCATATACTTATTATGAGAAAGTTCATCTTCTTGCATTAGCCATAGTTCTGCTTTTCTGATCCCATCTACATCATTGCAATAATCTATCTTTGAAGGATCTAAAATATAATTTAGTTCTCTTTGGACAGGACGGCGTTCTTGAATACGCTTACAAAAACTAAGAGGAAATATCTGTGATTCGGATGCTTCAAAAATAAAATCATAAACAGCTTTATTAATTTCTTTCTCTGTCATAGTTAACAATATTAGACAATAAATTAACAGTAGTCAATCCCTTTTTTGAATTTTTCTAAAAAAATAACCAAAGAAAAATCCTAAACAATAACAAAAAACTTCTACGAAGCTCCAGTCGAAAAATTTCATATTAAGGACTTGTTGTATTTGGAATTGGATCGCTAGTGCTTAGAGGTTTTTGCCACATTGGATCTCTTCTTATACCAATTTTTGCAAATCATCTTCAACTATCTCTTTATTAAATTCACAATCACTCAACCAACAATCACAAACCAAACATTCTCCATTATGATCTGGATTGCAAGGCAATTGAAAAATATTACCAACTACTTCAAAGTATTTCATATAATCCATCAAATCTTCAAAAGTTTCAAAAGCATTCTTAGTTCTAACTCCAAAAGATGCTCTGTCTTCAAGCCATATAACTTCACCAAAGAAGTCTACATTTCCAGTATAGCTAGATCTTACTCTGTCACCTTCATAAATTGGTTTTTTGTTCTTGTCGTAGAGTCCAGTAAATTGCTGGACAGGAAATTTATCTTGAGTTAGCAATCTATCAGGAACTGTAATATTATTAAGTTCAAAGTATTCAAACTTCTTTTGTTCATTGTCCCAAACTCTAAATTTTTTATTGTTCATTTTGTGTTTCCTGCATAGCCTTCTCCATATCCCCATAGATACTATTTGAGGTTTGATCATCTCCTGCGTCATATAAAGCATCTATTGCTTTTTTTAGGAGTTTTGATAATTCCAATTCTAATTTTGTTAGTTTTTTATTGTTAATTTTCATTGTTTAAAAGTTCTTTAGATTCGAAGATATTTCCAATTACTTCATAACTATAAGAAAGATATCGAAAATCATCCATATCATCATAACCTTTATAAGCAATTAGAAAAGCAGCCTTCATTTCCCACCAAACTACCTTACCTGTCTCCAACTCACCATCAATTGTTTTATAATCTATTTCCCCATCCTTAACATAAGGACGAGTAAAACTTCTTTGAACATTGACTATATCACCTTCGTAGATTGGTTTTTTGTTCTTGTCGTAGAGTCCAGTCCATTGCTGAACAACATATTCATCACCACCAGAACCATTCTGAAGGTTTTGAAATTGTCCATTCAAAGTAAGAACATAATGTCCCTGATATCCTTTATCTGGATAGGTGAATTGTTTTGCTAGTTTGTCCCAAGCACGAAATTTAAGGATTCTATTAGTCATAATTTTCACAAATTATATTTTTTATAATCACTAAAAGCCTGATCTAAACTATCTTTTAAAGATAGTGCTTCTTCAAAGGAAAGAATTCTCCGACTTCTTTCTGTATCGCTTTCAATTGAAAATTCAAAGCCAAATTCTTTATTGAGGATCATTTTAGCTAGTTCGTTTTCGCTGTACTTTTTAGCGTATAAATTTACTGTAATTTTATTTTTCATGTTTTTTAACTTCATCCAAAGGATTATTTCTACTTCCACAAAAACTTGAAACTAATTCTATAACAGCATCTTCTCCATATGTCTGTTTTAAATTTTCTTGTGCTTCTTCCCAATTCCAGTTGTCATCTTGACGCGCAGCTCTTAAAAACTCACCATTTACTTTTGCCGTATGTATTGTCATAAATTATATTTCTTTCTATCTTCTCTTTCTTTAATAGCTTTTTCCACTACTTCTTTAAGTTGAGGATTTGTCTTCAAAAATTTTTCTTTAGTAAACTCCGGATGATCTATTAAAAAATCAATAGCATCTCCCATAAATTCTGGATTATTGTTCATATTTCTTTCTCTCAAGTCTAACTTCTTTTCTCTTTAAGTCAAGTTTTTTAATTTGTTCTTCAAGTTTCTTGTTTCTATGTTTTTCAAAACCAAAATCAAAATCCCCAAAAGGAGTTATTCTATTTTGAAGTATTGAAATCTCTCTATCCAGCTTTTGTAATTTTTTAAAATTGGTCGAAGAAGCACGACTCGAACGTGCGCCACTCATGCGTCCATGGTTGTTCTGTCCTCCTAAACTATTCTTCGAAATTTTCATTTACTATTGATACCAATATAGAATTATTCGTAGGACAAGTCAATCAAAAAATCCTTCATCTCTCTTCTGGATTTCTCATATGACCAATACTATTATAATTCCTTATCAAGAATATAATAGAGCATAAACGAACCAATAATAAAAGAAAAAATAAGAATAGCTGCAATCGGATTCACTGTGAATATGAGATAACAACCTAAACATACCATTGAAATAAAAGGAATAGCAACCATCAAAATGCTAATAGTTTTTAGAATTTTTCTTAACTTGGGGTTAGAAATTAAATTTGCAGTATTGATGTTTTTTATTGTTTTCATATAACTAATATAGAATTATTCGTAGGACAAGTCAATCAAAAAATCCTTCATCTCTCAAGTATTTTTCAATTTTTACAAAATCATTTTCTGTGAAATTTTCATCTTTACACTTTAAAGAATTCATATAATTCATTGTTAAATTTAAATTTGCTGTACACTTTTTACCTCTGTAGTTAAAAACTATAGGTTTTCTTAAACAATT